CAGCAGCAACTGGGGTCAAGCTAGACCATGAGTGGCATGAGCTCGATAGGCATGCAGGTAAGCCAGGGCTAGATCCCTACACATTCGAATTCGATCATGAGGTTTGCCTCGTGGTTGCAACAGGACAGGTCGATGTAAATGGCATGCTCCTAAACCGACACAGAATTGCTCGGGGAACTAAGTTCACCATTGAGCCAGTCCTGGCGTCTATTATAGTATTTGTCTGGGAGAGATAAATGGAATTGGAACTACAAGATTACAGAAACATTTTGGTTGTACTAGAACGCGCATCGTTTAATGGCATGGGTGAGGCTGAAGCTGGTGTCATCCTGAAGCAAAAGGTTAGCGCGGTAGTGGCACAACTAATGAACCCCGTCGAGGAGGAAGAAGATAATGGCAGTGACCTATCGTCAGATGCTTAACAGAGTCCTACGGACACTAGGGGAAGACGAGATTGGAGCTTCCGTTGTCGAACTGACAACAGACTATGACAAGCTTGTAGGAAACTTCCTTAATCAAATTAAGGAGGAGATTGAAGATGCTACCAATTGGCGGTCTCTACGGAACGTGCTCACGGCGACTATCGCAGTGGATGCACTCAGTGGAACAGTTGTCGGATCGAATGAGCGCTCACGTATCCTACGTGGGGATGAAGTTACTTGGGCTGGTGCACGTGGTCTCGGATTCACTCCACTCGTTTTTGATGTCACTGACTCCAATAGCCCTACTGCGCTTCGTGAGCTGGAGCTTACTGACCTTCTCTATCGTGACACTATTGATCCCACTACTCGCACTAGTGCTGATGTTCAGTTCTTTGCTGTTGATGATCGTGGCGGGGATGAACTTACAATCCACGTATGGCCACGTCCCAGCACAGAGCGCACACTCAGTGCGATCATGGTTGTCCCACAAGCACGACTAACTGACACGGACCTGGACACAGTCATTGTGATCCCAACTCGTGCACTCGAAGTAGGCACCCTCTGGTACGCGCTCGAAGAGCGAGGAGAGGAGCTAGGAATCAACGCTCTATTCTCAGAGGAAAGATATCGTAATGCCCTGAATGACGCAGTGTCACGAGACACAGCTGAGCAAGGCGGAATCGATCTGGTACTTGTTTAATGGCACAACAGCTACAACCAATTGATCTAGTCTCTCCAGGATTCCTGGGGCTTAACTTTGCCCAGAGTGGAAGTCTGCTGTCACCACAGTATGCTACCAAGGCAGAGAACGCAGTCATTGATGTGGCAGGTAGACTAGCAGCTCGTAAGGGCTTCCTGGACGTTACTACAACGGACATTACGGCTAACCCTACAGTTAAGACACTTCATGAATATAGAACTAGCACAGGTACAGCTACGCTCATTGTCGCCTGGGATGGAGGAATTGCTAACAATGTTGCAGACCCAGAAGGAAACGACATTTCGGGATCAGTCACTGACGCAGATGGCAGATGGTGGTTCCAGGACTTCAACAATAAGGTCATCGGTTTCCAGGATGGTCAGAAGCCTATTGTTTACAATGGCGCTGGCACTTTCGCTACCGTCGTGGAATCGTCAGGTACAGCACCCACAATCCGTGGAGGAGTTGGCCTATCAGCTTACGGACGTGTCTGGGGACTCGACTCAGATGGAAGTACGATCAAGTACTCAGCCCTACTGGACGAAACGACATGGGACGGAGCAAGTGCGGGTATTATTGACATGCACAACGTCTGGACCGATGGTACAGATGAAGTCACAGCTATTTGGGCATTCAACGGAGGTCTGGTCGTTTTTGGTAAGCGGCATATCGTCTTTTGGTCAGATGGACAGGGAACTGCCCTGGGTCTCAATCCAACATTTATTGCTGTTACCGACGTCCTTGAAGGGACAGGCTGTGTAACACAGTGGAGCATTCAGGCAGTTGGTGAAACCGACCTGCTGTTTCTCTCACGTAACGGTGTCCAGTCACTGGCTCGACTTGTGTCAGAAAGATCCAACCCAGTAACAAACCTAACAAAGTATGTCCGTGACGAGCTACGCTTTCGCCTAGCCGATGCAGACAACGCACAGATCCGTAGTGCCTACTCTCCCGAGAATGGGTTCTACCTACTATCATTCCCTGACCAGTCAATTACGTGGTGCCTCGACCAGAGACGTCGCTATATCGATGACGACAGGGATTTCCTAAGCATCATCACCACATGGGACCTTGCTCCAACAGCTTGGCTAACTCGTGACAATGGCACTCTCCACACGGGGGGAATGTATGGCGTAGGAACATACGGAGGATCAGACGACAACGGTTCATCATTCAGATTCATCTACGAATCACCTTGGCTCGACCTCGGTGAGGATGTAGCTAACAGACTGAAGATGTTGAAGCGTATCGGTACTATTCTTTTCGTAAAGAACAACACAGACATTGTCTTTAAGTGGAACGTAGACTTTGACGATGGCTTCCGTAGTCTCACTAGAAGCGTCAGCGCAGACGCCAGTGCAGAATTCGGTGTTGGAGAATGGGGAGCAGCAGAGTGGTCTGGAGGACTAACACTGCGTATCCTGAAGGTACCCGCACGTAACCGTGGACAGTATTTCCGCGTAGCTATTGAAGCTGACGTCAACGGAGACTTCGCTATCCAGCAAATGGAACTATTCACTAAGATCGGAAGGATCGCTTAATGTCAGATTACACACAAATCACCAGCTTTGGACCAAAGGACTCACTACCGAGTGGGAACCCTGGCAAGCTGATTAAGGGTGTAGAGCAAGACGCAGAACTAGATGCGGTCTCTACAGCTATCATCTCAAAGTACGATGACACAGACGTGGCATCACAAGCTGAGGCGGAAGCACTCTCACTTAACACGAAGTTGATTACACCAGCGCGTGCAGCAGATATCATTACTCAGGCAGGTGGTGCAGGTATTACGCACACAGCAGGGGTACTGAATATTGTTGCAGTTGCGAATGGAGGTGTTCTTATCAATGCGAGTAATGTTGAGCTCGACATCGCTGGACTCACAACACAAGGATCAGCCGCCGCCTCTACTGACCTAGTTCCTATCGAACTAGCAGGTGGTGGGAAGCGTAAGGTTACAGTCTCTGACCTAGTGTCCGGTACTGGATTCGTATCTACAGGTCGTCTAATTAACACAACTGCCCCAGTTACTGGTGGTGGAGACCTAACAGGTGACCTAACAATTGCTGTATCAGCAGCTAGCCTAACAGCCGCAGGAGTAGTCGAACGAGCTACACAGGCTGAGGTCGATACAGGTACAGACACAACTCGCTACATCTCTCCTGCTACGCTACGAGCGAACATGGGATTTGAAATCTTTGCTGCCAAGACTGCAGACACAGTTCGTGAGAGTACAGTTACTCTTGCTAACGACCCACACCTGATTATTGGACTACTCGCTAACAAGCGATACTACGTAAAGATTGTAGTCCAGATGGAAACACCTAATGGATCTGGACCAGACATCAAGTTTAACTGGAACTACAGCAGCACTCTACAATCCACTTCACAATTCATTGCCCTATCAGGTAAGAGCAGCAACGAGTTGGCAGGTAATGGATCGACAATTACAGATACTGCTCTGTCAAGTACACCTATTAGTCGTGTGTTTGAGGGAATCGTCTGGACAACAGGCGCAGGTAACCTATCATTTCAGTGGGCACAGAACCTATCACTAGCCGCTCCAGATACTACCGCCGTTTACGCGGGATCATGGATTGGTGCGACAGAAGTGCCAGGAACATAAGGCATGAATAACATGCAAGACGTACAAACAACGGTGACCGTCAGTGCTGCAAGCGCTGGCTGGGTGTCACATCTAGCAGGAGTCAATGAACTTCTAACAACCGTGGCTACCCTTGTTGCTATTGCAACGGGTAGCTGGGTACTATATGACAAGTGGAGAGCACGTCGTGGGGAACCTAGCGAAGCAAGCAAGTCAGGCACTAACAAGTCGGACAGCACGTCGCAATCAGATTGAACAAGTAGCGGTAGCATGCCGCGAACACCCAGGTGCCATCCCAGATGATGTCGCCTTTGAAGAGATGACCTTCCACCACACAAGTGCAGGAGTTTATCTCAGAGAATTTAGAATGCCAGCAGGCAGTATCATTGTAGGAAGGGTCCACAAGAGACCATGTCTCAATGTCCTCATGAAGGGTAAGCTCGAAGCTGCCATGAGTGAGCACGAAGGGAACGTAGTGATGGAAGCACCTCACATCTTTGAGAGTGGTCCTGGTGAGCAAAAGGCATTGGCAGTACTTAAGGACGCAATCCTTGTAACGTGCCACGCAACAAATGAAACAGATCCAGATGCCCTAGTAAAGCTACTGAGCGTTGCAGATCGACAAGAATACATTGAGTACCGTCAAGAGGTACTGGAGGATAAGTCATAATGGCCATTTGGGCAGCAGGAGCAGCGATTGTAGGTACTGGTATCTCTGTGTTTGCGTCGTCAAAGAACGCAGCAGCAGCGCGTGATGCGCAAGCTAACGCAGCAGGACAACTATCTACTGAGCTACAGCCTTTCAACTTCATTGGCCCTGGCGGTCAGTTTGCAGGTCTTGGAACATCTGACATTTCAGGTGGGGGGTTTGTACAGTCTCCATCTAATTTCGATTTCCAGAATCTCCTACAAGGTGGACAGCAGCAGGCTCCACAGCAGCAGAGTGGTGTAGCACAGCCTACTGGACAGGGCGGTGGATTCCGACCTACCCCAGGTGGTGGTGTACGTCAGCAGATCCCTGGAGGATCAACTGGTGGTGGTGGTGGTGGCACAGCCGCAGAGCGTCTAGCTAATAGAGGCTTCCGTGAGCAGTCACAGATTCAGCAATTCGGTCTGGGTGGACAGGTGTCTAGCTCAGGTAATGGCGAGGGCCTAGAGAACCGAACAGGTAGCACTATCTTCACAGGTCTTGGTGACCTGGAACCAGCTCGTGGTGGACTTGTAGGATTCGCAACAAATCAAATTGGACGTGCAGGACTTGGCGGTGGACTACCACAGAATGTCCAGGATGCTAATGCACGCAACCAGGCAACTCTCGGTCAGCAGGTCGATGGGGACTTTGGAACACTCGGAGCTCTTGAGCAGGGAGTGGGCTCACAGTTCGGCAACGCACAGCAGGACATCGCTGGTGCACGCTCAGGCTTCCAGCAAGGACTACAGGACAGTGCGTTCGCAGGAGCTACTAACCTAGCAGGTATTGCTGGTCAGGACCCTCAGCAGGTCGCACAGCAGCGCCTAGACCTACTACGACAGCAGGCACAGCCATTTGAGGACCGTCAGGTCTCTCAGAACAATGATAATCTCTTCGCAACTGGTCGTCTTGGGACAACTGGTGGCTCACTGCAGACAGAAGCACTCGGTAGGGGCCTAGGACAGGCTGACCTGAGTAGACAGCTATCAGCTAGTGCAGAGGGACGGGCCTTCCAAAACAACGCTCTACAGGGCGCACAGGGCCTTGCAGGGGTAGGTAACCAGACACGTGGATTGCAGGATAATCTCCTGAACAGTGCATTTGGTCGATTCGGACAGACAGCTAACCTTGGACAGAACCTAAGTAACACTAGATTCCAGCGAGGTGCAGGACTACAGCAGATCCAGGATCAGCGTAACCAGCAGAACTTCCAGAACCAGCTAGGTGTGTCAGGACTTGGTCAGCAGCTGCAGCAGGGGGATCTTAACCTCGGACTACAGGCACTGCAGGGACAGTCAGGACTCAACAACCAGGCTCTCAACAACTTCCAGGCTACACTGTCACAGTCAACTGCTCAGGCTAATGCGCGAATTGGTGCAGGGTCTAACATCTCAAGACTAGCAGCCAGTGACAACTTCGGACAGGGATCAACAATTGGATCTACAGTCGGAGCAGCTATCGCTAACAACTCAGGTGCCATTGGTGGCGCACTGGGTAACATCTTCGGAGGCGGGGGTGGCAGTAATGCTGGTCCAGATCTATCAACACTAGGTGGCATTGCCCCTAACCTACCACAGGGATCATAATGGCAGACTTCGCAGGATTTGATATTGAAACACCACAGGAAGTTCTCGCCAGAGTGCAAGAGCAGAATGGAACGCTGCAAGCAGATGCCCAGCGTGACGGAACTACTCGTGCTATCGATCAGGCCAACACGCAGATTGCGTTGAATGGCTTGTTTGGTAGTCTGAATGCTAAGCAAGCAGAGAATAAGGGTAAGGAATACATAGGTGCGGTAGCAGAAGCACTACGTGTCCTACCTGCGACAGCATCATCTGAAGAGCGTACACAGGCTCGTAGCAGAGCTATGTTCGACACTGCCGTACTCATGGGTGATCCAACGGTTGCACTGCAGGCTGCGCAGCAGGAGGAACAGGCACTAGTCGCTACACGTGAACGTCAGGACCTACTGAACAAGTCGGACTTGGAGAAGCGTAGAGTTGAGCAGGGCATTGCCACATCCAAGGTAGCCCAGACACGAGCAGAACTGGATCTCAAGATTGATCAGGAAGCTGCAGCAATGGAGACTGGGGTATCCTCAGACTTCTCACTGACACGCACGTTTGACAACCGCACGGAGCGGGGTCGAGCAACACGCGCACAGTGGCTAACAGAAAACCCAGGTGGGTTCATCGGACCATCTATGGATGTGCTGACTACTCTCCACCAGGACACAGCCAAGGGCAGTAGCATTGGAATCAACCAGCTATCTCGTACAGGCCGCAACCTAGCAGCCAACGTAACTATGCTGGATCAGGCTACACTCATCATGGACGTAGTAGGGGACAATCCTGGTGCACTAAGTATTGGGGGTAAGATTACAGGTGCCGGATCACGTGTGACACAGCAGCTTGAGGGTGCCATCAATACAGCAGCAGCTCTATTCGGTAGTCCGAAGGAACTTGACCTAGTCAACGCAGATATTGCTGCCAAGGCCAAGGAATTCAACCTGGATGATACACTCATCACGGGTATGTTTGCTCCACTAGTCTTCTCAATCACAGTTGCGGCTAATGGATCTCGTCCTACTGACGCTGACTATACCCGTATTGCGCGAGCGCTAGCGGGTGAGAAGGGACAGGTAGATCCAGACGCAGTTGCCAACATGA